TGCTGGCACAGGATCATGCGGCAAAGTGAGGCGATTGATAAAGTTTAGCGCCTCCCTTTCAGCGCTATCTAATGCCTGTTGCACGTCTTCATCCAAATAGGTACCGATTAAGCGTAAACGTTGTTTGGCAGTATCTAAGCTAATCTCACTCATTTTATAATCCTTTATCCTATGGACTTTCTCCACCTTAATAACGTAGAGAAAGCCCATAATGAAATACAAGCGCTTTATTATCTAAATGCGCCGCCTAAAATCGCAGATGGTGTGGAAATTTCCAAAGCCAAACGGGCTTCAGCGCGTAAGGTAATCAGGTTTCTGGTGAAATCATTATCCACATAACCGGCTTCTACACCTACGGTTTCTTTATTCCAAATGGTGGCAGCGCGATTAAAGGCCCCAATAGCAAAATGATTACGGTATACCCATGGGCAGCTAATAATCTTCACATTAAAGAGATTGGTTTTAGCTAAGGTGCCGGGTAAACCATACAGATAATGCCCATCGCTGCCTTTGGCAATTTCAACCTCGCTCCAGTCCATCGGATTAACATACACTTGATCAGGCAACCAACCTGCACCCCATAATTGATATTTAGCCCGGTTAATCGCTGTGCGATATATTGCGTGTAATTATTCGGATTTAAAATACCGGAAATATACGGGTTACTACCATCGCCTTGGATTAATTGTTGATCAATGCGTTCTAATACCCCATGACGCAAGCGGTTATCCACATACGCGGCTACAGCAGGGCCATCATTTAATAAGTTTTTAGACACCTTAATCCAATGGGCAATCGTGCGAATATGTAAATCCCATGGCGCAAAATTTAAATGGCTTTCCGGTTTTAAACCGCCTTCAACCACTTCAGAGGCGGCATTAATAAACCCCGTCTCACGCAAGCCTTGAATCGAGTTACTGCTAGCCGGGGCATGCGGCAGGGAATGGTAAACGGTTTGCGGAATATCTGCGCCGGTACGTAAACGGGTATCGATTTGTGGCAATACCGTATCTATCCCGGACAGCAAGGTGTTTTTAATCTCTACGGCCGCTTTGGAAAACTGGCTATCGGTTAATGATTTAAATTCAGGAGCGGCAATAAAGGACTGGCCCAAACTTAAGGCGGGTTTATCCATTGAATGCAGAGTAACCCCTTTTTGCTCCAATTCGGTTAATCGGTTACTGGCGGTTTTTAATTCGGCGGTGGCCTTATCTAACTCTTTTTTCAGCTCGGCATTAACATCATTTTGTGCCTTAAGCTGTTGCTCAAAGAGCGCGGCAGTGTGCGCGGCTTTTATTTCAGCCGCTCTAAAACCGTCTTCTAAAGCGTGTTTAATGTCTTGGTTGTGTTCTGTTTCTTCACTCATTTTATTTGCTCACTTCTGGTTAAATGCTGGTCAAAGGCTTGGCGAATCATCGCCGCCACGTTATGGGTTTTACGGGATTGACCACGCTCACCGTGGGCAAGGTGTTTAATACGTGAAACTAAGGCACACGCATTACGACGAGAAAACGATCCGGCCTCGCGCAGGACGCATTCAATTTGTTTTAAACTCACTGCCTCATTAATCGCTTGGCGCACGTCAACTAATCGCGCGGCTTCGTCAGCAGGATAATCGACAATAGACACTTCTTGTAATACATCAATGCGCTTAATAATACGCCCCTTGACGTTTTGTTTATAAGAAAAATCGCCTTCTTTTAAACGAAAACCAATAGATAGGCCATCAACCGTACCGTGTTTAATCGCGCTAACTACCGCTTGAGCTTGCGGTAAATCGGGGGTAAATTCGGCATGTTTGACTAATAATCCGGTACTATCTTCTAGTAACTGCATTTTACCTATGGGCAGCTCTCCATATAACCAGCGGTGGTTATAATACATTTTAACTGTATTATTTTTGGCTAAGACATCGCTAAAAGCACCGGCTGAAATGGTATCGCCATAATTATCTACACCGCCAAAGACACAGGCATAACCGCTAAAGGCACTGGTATGACCCTCCGTGAATTTAAGTTGTGTTTGCGCTAAAGGTAGGGTTTTAAATTCGGTAGGCATGAGGGTAATTTATTCACTTTTACGGTCGATAATCTGGCGTAGTTGCCCAGCTTGAGTAATAGGGATAAGGGCTGAATTAATCATCAACGTATCACCACCGGGCAATGGTTCAAGCCCTTCATTATCGCGTGCTTCATTAGGGGTAAGCAGGCCATTATTAACTGCTTTTCCATGAGCGTCATAACGGGCAATCATATCCGCGCGTAATAGGGCATCAAAATCAAGTTCAATTTCCCAATCCTCTTGTTGCTCCACGGGAAAAAGATGTAACAGTGCAGATAATTCGATATTTTCCAGATAAGGCCGCAAACCCAGTTTGTACCAACCTTCGATAATCTGCGCAATACCGGAACCCCATGCCGTAGAGCCGCTGGTGTCATTAATTAATACGCCAGGAACACCCATAAAGCGGGCAATATCTTCATTTTGAAACTTGCGCGATTGGAGTAATTCAATATCTTGTGGTGACATGGACACCGGCTGATATTTCATATGGCGCTCTAGAATCATTAAACTATCATTATTGCCTTCCGCTAAGTCTCTAAAGTTTTTTCGTATTTCTTCGCGTTGCGCAGGACTGATTGCTTTATCTAACATCAAAACACCGGTAGGTTTGGCTCCGCTTTGATACACCGCCGTAACCCGGTTTTCAGCGGCAATCGCTAAACCGATACTATTTGCAGCATGGCCTAAGGGCGATAAACCAATAATGCCGTTACCCAATAATTTAATGTGCCAGATTGATTTTTCTGCATAAACCGTTAGGCCCTTGCTATGGGTATAGTGATAGGCCAATGAACCATCCTCTAATAAATGCACCTCCATTTGTGACGACATTAAGGGCAATAAGGAGATAATTTGCCCGCTGCTATTGCGCACAATATGGCAATAGGCATTGCCCCACATCACCAGATTTAATACTAGGGTAGAGAAAAAATCGATTCGCGTTTGATAACGATTAGGCTTAAGTGCCAATATCCGATATAAGGGGTGAGAATGATCAGCACGCCGTTTATTACCTGTTTTTTTATAAACAATCACCGGCAAACTTGACACGGTTTCAGTAATCAAACGCGCGCAAGCCCAAAATGCCGACACTTGCATTGCCGTATCAAATGTAACGGGTTTAGCGGTGGGTAATGTGCGCGTACCCGGCCATGCTATTTGCACACCCATTAAACGGCGTAAACCGCCGGCCAACCAGCCGCGTGCATTCATAAATAGATTCATTACATTATTATAATCATTAAAGTGGACGCTAATTTAATGACAAACTAATACCGGTAAAATCATATTCTGGCTCGGCATTGGCTGATATACCTATTGCCATTAAAAGCGCGGTTATATCGTCGATTTTATCGGCACTTTTACGCTTATCCGGGGCCATATTGAGGTTGGCATCGCGTCTAATCACTAAATTACTTGCACACCAGCGTAATACCGGGTCATTATCATGAATTAAACGGCGGCTAATATAGGCGTGTTCGAGTTCTTTAATCGCCGGGTGATAAGATTTTGTGCCTTGAATAAACTCAATCATCGGCACATCTTGCATGTGCAGCCGTTGTGATAATTCATAAGCATTCCATCGGTCAAAGGCTAATTCTTGTAAATTAAAACGTTCATATATTTCAATAATGGCCGCTTCAATGACCGCATAATCGGTTACTTCGCCCGGTGTTTGTTCAATGAAACCGGCATTGACCCAGCCTGCATACGGCGCGCTGCCGCGTTCTGTGCGCTGCTTAATGGCAGATTCGGGAACCCAACGCCTGCCCCAGGTGATAATGTTTTCATCCACGCGCCAAACTAAACGCAAGGCGGTTAAATCGCTGGTAGAGGCCAAATCCAAACCACCCCAACACGGCACATCTCGCAAGCTTTCAAGGTCAACGGTACCGGCACAGGCGTTCCATTTGGGTAATAAAATAAACCCATCAGCGGCAGCAGCAGGACGATTAAGCCGTTTAATATGAAATTCAGCCAATTTAGACGGCATGGCTTGTGCTTCTAAGGCGTTGCTGCGAATGGCCGTTAATAAATGCGGATTGACCTCTAATAAAGGATTGGCTTTATGCCAAGCTGTTTCATCAAAATCACGATCATCATTATCTACGGCGTAAATAATCGCTAAAAAATGATCCGCATCATCACTTAATACCGTATCAAGTACTTTATGGGCAAACTGGCGTAATTCGCCCCATGGGCCGGGGTTTTCATAGCCTTCTGTGGTGGTATATAGCCATAAGGGATTAGCGCGTGCGCCCATGGCCGATTGCAGTACATTTAATAAGTCGGCTGTTTTGTGTGCGTGAATTTCATCAAGGGCAACATGGGAAGGATTTAAACCGTCTTGTGTGCTGGCTTTGGCATTAATCGGTTTAATACTGCCGCCCATTTCTAAACGGCTAATGGCATTGGCCCAGCAGGTTAAACCATAGGCGTCACGCAAGGCGGGGGTGCTTTCGGCCATGCGTTTGGCAATATTAAAGATAATCCGTGCTTGGCTGCCTGTGGTGGCCGCTGAAATAAGCTGCGCGCCGGGTTCATTTTCACAGCATAAACAATATAGTAATATCGCAGCCGATAAGGTGGATTTAGCATTCTTGCGCGCTACGGCAAATAAAGCCGTACTAAATCGGCGGCTGCCGTCGTGTTTGCGAAAACCAAATAATTGCACCAAAAAGAATATATGTGAGCGGTGCAAGCGCAAGGTTTTTTGCACGCTGCCATCGGCATTTAACCATATGCCTTCTACATGTGGCAGTAATTCAATAAACTGGCATACATGGTTAGCGTGATCAGGAGAGAATATAAACGGAGCGGCTTTCTTTTTCTTCGCTCGTTTTATGTCGGCTAAAAAGCGTTTACCGGCCTGTTTAATCCAATGGCCATATACCCGGTTTTTATTACGCGCCACGTCTTGCGCATAATCTAGGGCTATGGAAACATAATCAGGTGCATTAACCTTTTGGGCCATTTACGGTGTCTAAAGCAGCAAACGGATTGCTTTGGTTTTGGGTTTTATTCGGCACGCCCACTTTATTTTGTGCAACCGGTGTTAAACCAAAATCATTTAGAAACCCGCGTAATTGGGCAATCATGGCCGCATTAGGTGTAGCACCGGCGTGATAAGACTGAACCAGTTTGCCATGTAATGCGCATAATTGCCCCAAAGCCGACAAACCGCCTTCTGTTAATAATCGATTGGCCTGCAAAATGGCCGCTAACCGGTGCCATTCGTTGACGGCATGATGATTAGGCAACCAATCCGGGGCCGAGGGAAGGGTATCAATAAGGGGTAATGCAACAGCGGCGGTTTCACGATCAGCGCGCCGGGTGCCGCTAACTAGTTTTAAATTGGCGGGTTTACGTGGGTTTGCCATGTGCTACATGCCGCTAAGCGAATGAGGGATGAACATTTTGAAATTGCCAACTGACGGTGTAAAAAAATGCTCCAGCGCCCGGTGTCCAGGTATTTTCGTTTTACTTTCGCTCTCCCCTGTGGGGGAAAATTATACTCAATAGATAATCAAAAATAAATGACATTATAGCTTAATACTTAATCATTTAGCGATCTCTTTTTGCGTTTTGATCCGATGATGAATATGATGAATCGCTTGTAAGTTCGTCATCTCATTACTGCCACCTTGCGCCAAGGGAATAATATGATCCACCTCATCGGCTAATAACGGCAGCGCACTTTCTTTACATAATACGCATTGGCACAGATACCCATCACGGCGCAACACCTGCTCACGTAATCTGCGCCAAGGGCGGCCGCCGCGCCCCTTCCCATAGTTATTCGCTATTGCATGAACCTTACTCACTTTCGGCAGCGGCTGATAACGTGGTGGCTTGCTGGGCATGATTGTCTTTGGTGTGATGATTAAATCCATTGCGTTGCTGATGCCATCGTATACGTGCTTGATTGAGGCGCTGCCATAAATGACGCACCGCTTGACAGCCACGGCAGGGATTAGGATGGGGTCGATTTAATTTAAATCTAGACATAATGAAATGATATTCCCAACATTAATCACTTATCGCTGCGTAAGCGGCCTCACAGGCTTTGCCGCTTATTCGGTTTCGGTCAGCTTCTGTGGCAAAGACTGCCGCCAATTCATCAAGTTCTGTAAGCAATTCGGCAAGCATTCCGGCGCGTTTTCTTTCTGTGTGGCAACCGCTGGTAGCGGTGGACGTGTTACCGGTTCGATAACCAGCGGCATACTGTTGTGCCAACGCGCGCACCCTGGAATCAGCAGCAGCGCGTTCAAGAGCAATAACATCATCCAATTGCTTTTGTGCATCATGAGTTAATACATCCATTTCTTTTTGTAGTAAATGTTCACGCTGCCGCGCCTGGTGTTGCGCCTGTGCTAAAGCCGTGGTGTAATCCTTTTCACGCTGAACCTGTTCTAAATAGGCGCGTTGATGACGCCATTGATAACCGGCTGCTGCACCGCCAGTAAATACCACTAAGATAATCAAAACATAAACCGATTTCATAGTAATACCTTACCTTCGCATACCGCTTGTTCATCCAAGCGGCGCAAGGTTAATCCACGTATCACACG